GAAGCCTCGAAAGGAATGTTCACTTGACGACAAAACATCGCAATAGTAATTGCTTGTGCAGTAACATCTTCTATGATATCAGTCATTGAACCTGAAAGATCTAGGAACATCATAATTCCATGTGACTTTGCTTGTGCCAACTGAGTAGTAGTCAAAAAGATATCCTCAGAAGTTCTGTATTGGTGTAACTTTAATGGATCAAGTTTTCCAGATTTTGCAGTTCTTGCACGAGAATATTCAAATGCAGCTTTTTTACGTTCAAAATCTTTGGCAAGAAGATTTGCTTGACTTTTATATCTTATTTTAGTCTCTGACCAATCTTCTATACAATTTTCATTTATATAAGGAGAACGATTATCGTCTCTAATATCAATTTCTTCTTTACGCAATTCTTTACAAACATCATAAGAGTAAAGTATTTGTTTCATATTCTTTTCAGAAATACCATTAGAATATTCAGGTTGACCTTCAGGCTCAAATCTTCTTGATTTAGATTTCTCTAAAAGATCTTCTTCGCGTTCTCTTTGAGAATCATCAGTCCAAGTCTCATGAGCTTCAGGAATTGTTATTTCATTATTAGAACCACCTTCACTATCATTATTTTCGCTATCGCTATTTTCATCTTCACCTTCATTTTGTTCAAGTGATTCTTCAGTACCGCTTTGTTCAGTTTCGCCAGAAGAATCTTCAGGAGAGTCATTTGAATCACCCATTTCTGGCATTCCCATATCATCTTCTTCTTTGTTCTCTTCTATGAAGTCATAGAATTTTTTACAAACTTTTAAAACGTCATTCCAAGTTTGAACTTCCATAGCTTCTTTAACTAATGGAGCTTCTTCATTTGAAAATTTAACTGGAACATAACCACGTCCTTTTGAAGATACGTTAAGTCTATCCATAAGACCAGCTTTGTTAATATCTCTTTCGTTAGTACCGAAAAGGTCATCATCAAATAATCTTTTATATCCTGCTTTAAAACGACGAACTATTCCAGGATATGCTTCTTGAATTTTACGTTCGATACGAATATCTTCAACAATATTTAAATAAGCTCTTGGAATTTTACCAATTTTCTTTTCAGAATCATGCCATCCATCAACAGGAGTATAAAGAGCATGACCAACTTCGTGTCCAACGAGTAAGTCATAAACATCTTTACCTTTGTCTTTCCAAAGTGGAAGACGAAGTATACGATTTTCAACATCAAAGCTAGCAGTAGAATAATTACCGTGTTGTACAGATAAATTTTCTTTTGCTAATAGTTTGGCTAAATATTCTTGAGCTGATAAATTCATAATTATTCGTCCTCCCAATTGTTGTTATCTTTAAAGCTGCCTGCTTCTTCAAGCAAAGCTTCTTCGTCAAGCTCTTCTTCAGGAGCATTAATAGTAGCATCAACTTTTTCATAAAGATCAATGAATGCCTCTTTAGTATCATCATCAAAACGATTAACACAAAGAGCAATTGCTTTTTCTCTCTTCTTAAAAATTGAGAAAGTTTGAACGATGTGGCACAAACGACGAGTTGAAATAACTTCGTCAATACCTTCATCATAAAAAGTCTTACGAATAGCATCTGCCCAACCAACAAGTAGTTTAGCAAATTCTTCATCAATAGACTCAAACTTTTTCATATGTTTCATAACGATTTTTTCTTCAGTAGCAGGAGTAGGAAAAGTCTGTTCAAGAGTAATTGTAAAACGCTCTAGGAAAGCATCATCAATAATTGATGCTCCTGAATACCGTCCATCTTCTGAACCTTTACCTTTTGTATTTGCAGTGGCAATGATAGTAAAACCATCTTTAGGTGCAACAACTTCGCCAGTCTTTTTAATTAAAACTGGTTTGCCTTCAAGTACACCTTGTAAACACATAATTTTATTTGTTCCACGATCAATCTCGTCAATCATAAGAACCGCTCCAGCTTCCATTGCTTTAATCACTGGACCTTTTTGAAAAACTGTTTCACCTTTAATAAGACGAAAACCACCAATTAAGTCATCTTCATCTGTTTCAGGAGAGATCTGAACACGTACATATTCACGATTAAGCTTTGCACATGCTTGCTCAATCTGAAATGTTTTACCATTACCAGATAATCCAGAAACGAAAGTTGGATAGAACATACGAGATTTTAAAAGTTTAACAATCTCTGAGAAATTTCCCCAAGGAACAAAAGTTTCATCATAGCTAGGAACGAAAACTTCGTCATTTGAAACTGACTCAACACCCTTAACCATAGATAGTGTTGACTTTTTAGGTAATGCAGATTTAGGCATCATATTTTCTAAGTTATAGCTTCCACGACTTGGCGATGGACAATTGTGTGTATATTTAACAGCTGTATAAGCAGATCTTGGATTTTCTCCAATCTCAGCAGCTGTATCCTTAATTTGTTTAGATGTAAATATCGTTTTATTTGGATATTTCATCATTAGTTTTTCAATCACGTTATTCATTATGTAGTCCTTTTTTATTTAATATAGGTATATTATATCATAGTTTTAGGCTCTTGTGTAACTATTTTCACTTTTTGTATGAATAAATTCATCTGGCGGTGAAAAGCGGTTTACCTGGTGAAACTATTTTTAAATCCTATTTTTATTTAATCAAGTACCATTATATCATGTTTTAGCAAGCTTTGGAGAAAACTTATGGTGCCAGGGTGACTTATTTATGGTGCCAACTAATGAATTGTACTAAAGTTGTTTACTTTTTTAAAGGAAATTTTATCTTTTAATTTACTTTCTAACAGATCTGGTTTATGTGAAATAATAAATGTATTTGTACCATCTTCCAGAGTCAGTAATATTTTCATAAGATTATCTACACCTTCCTCATCAAGAGATGAATCAAAGGTCTCGTCAAGGATTAATAGATTTGTATTGGTTGAATTCTTCATTTTTGCTATTTGTCTCCATGCAAATAACAGACTTAAATCTATCCTCATTTTCTCACCTTCTGAGAAATTATCATAAACAAAGTTATCCCTATGTCTTGATTTAATTGTCTCTTGGAAGTTTTCATCTAGATGAAATGCTACAAAGAACTCAAGGGTCTGTAAGTATTTGTTTATAAGAGCATTCATAGCAGGTAAATATTCTTTTATTATTTTAGTTCTGATACCAGTGTCCTTGAGCATCTCAGCAGCTATATCGTTATATAATATATCATCATTAGCTTCTTCTAAGTTCTCTTGGATCTCAATCATTTTATACGTCATATCAACCAATTCTTTAGCTGGATTTTTTATATCAACTTCTTTTATGTCACGTGATATTAAATCATTTACAGTATTTGTATGGGTTAATATTTGAGAATTTATATTAGCAATACCAGATATATTTTCACTTACTTGATTTATAGTTTCTATGGTAGAATCATATCTTGTTGTATTTTGATTTAAATCTTTTTGAATTTGCTTTGCTTGTTGTTTGACTTCAATAAGCATTGCATTTTTTAATTGCTTATTAATCTCTTGAGTACATGTTGGGCAATCATCATTATTCTCAAAGAATTTAGCTCTGCTTACGAGTTCTGTCATAGTATGATTACACCTACCCTTATCACTAACCAATCCTTCTTTTATTTTTCTTAAAGAAATTAATTTATTATTAAGACCTAGTGGAAATTCTTCTAATTCTTTTTTTAATTTATTTATTTTATTTTGAGTTGTTACAACCTCATCATCATAAGATTTTTTTGCATCTTCATTTATTTCTTCTAATTGTTCTATATGTTTTTTTTGATATTCTATTTTATCTTTCTGAGCATTAAGATTTATCTTAGACTCTTTAGCCGCTTCTTTTGATAACATATTTCTTTGCTTTAATACATTCTTCATCTTAGAAAATATATTAATATCTAGCAGATCCTCGATGACGTCACGTCTATCCCATGCTTTAAGTTGCATAAATGGTATGAAAGAACTAGAACCAAGAACTACAATTTGATGAAATGATTTATGATTAAGTTTAAGTATATTTTGTTCTAAGAATTTTTGATAGTCCCGTACATTTGTTTGTTGGTCTATCATTTTATCATTTTGCCATACTTCAAATTTATTTGGTTTAATACCTCGTATTACTTTAAATTCATGACCTGCAGTTTCGAATTCTATATTTACTTCACAATCTTTACCATTTACAGAATTTATTAATCCATTCTTATTAACATTCCTATGAGGTTTACCAAATAATGCAAATGATAATGCATCAAGGATTGTAGATTTACCAGATCCGTTTGTACCAACAATAAGAGTTGATTTATTCTTATTAAGGTTTATTGATATTGGATTGTTGCCAGTTGAAAGAAAGTTTTTATATGTCAGCGTTTGAAATTGAATCAAAAATAATCTCCTGAGGGGTTGGTGTGAACATCATTTTTAAACCAATACTATCTACTTGTTCTAAAAATATATCACAATCATTATATAAAACTGCTACGAATAGACCGGTTTGAAACCCCATATCCATATCCATTTTATCTTTATCTATACCATGTTTTTTAATAGCTAAATTCATAAAATAATTACCAGTATTTGATAATGTTCCACAAGATATATTCCAATATTCAATACCGCCAAGGACCATCATTATAAGTTCTTTATCTTCGAAAAGTTTTAGATATTTATTTTTATCTAAACTATCTTTTAAATCTGAAATTTTTAATTCTACATCTTCAACAATAGGAATTTCTTTAATAACTTCTACTGATTGTGGGCTAAAATCTGTCCATATCTGTTTGACTTCAGCCTGAGCCAATATTGACCATAATATAAAACCTATAATTAGAAATTTACTGTAATTGTTTCGTCGCATGTTGTCATTCCACATTTCATTTGGTTCATTTTGTCAGTAAAGACAGAACAACCACTCATCATTAATATCATTATTGTTATTGCAAGTATTTTATACATTATTGTATCTCCATATCTATAGCATCATTATATAAACTGTTCATTAAAGTCTTGAGCTTATCTTTGTCAAGATCTGTATTTACACCATCTATATAATTTGCCATTAAGTCCGTTGTATTTTCTATATTTTCTATTTTTGTAAGAACATTCTCACCTAAGAATTCTGAGAAATTTTCAGCTATCTTTAAATCATGTATATTTAACTCTGATATTCTTTCAATAAATTTATCAAACATGAAAGGATTTGACTTATTTCCTACAATTACTTTAACAAATTTATCAATAAGAGTATTTATATCATAATTATTATAATCTTGAACAGTATCATCATAATATATTTTTTCAAATAATCTTAAAGGATTTGGTATTACTTCAATTTCTTGTGTATCTGTATTAAGTATATGAAAATGTTTATCATCATGAGCATCAGCCCAAGTAAATTCCATCTGAGAACCTAGATATCTTATATTGTCTTGTTGACTTGAGACATGATAATGTCCAGATAAAACTAAATCAAAATGCTTAAATGGGTCAGCACTCATTCCATTTCCATTTGGTTGTTTAATACCTCTCATCATTTCAAAGTTAGATAATTCTAAATGAGCCATGAGTATACCTTTATTCTTTTTTACAAACTCCATAGAATGTTTATAATTTTGTGAATTAATCCATGGTAATAAATTAATATCTAATCCATCATAATTTAATGTGGAAGGTTTCATTATAATATTAATGTTCGATGTGTAATATCCTAATAATTCTTTAAGGGAACAAAGATCATTTGTATTTTTATGAAACACATCATGATTTCCTGGAATAATATCCATTGTCATTCCTGACATCCAAAGCGGTTGAAGAAAATGTTTTCTATTGGCGTTAAGAGCTTTAAAATTTACAAATTTTCTATGATCATAATAATCACCAAGATGAATGATATGTTTAATTTCATTTTCTTTACAGTATGGAAAAAAGATTTCATTATAAAACCTTTCTTGAAAATCTATAAATATTTGTGATGAATTACGTACACCGCAATGAGTATCATTTAAAAGTGCTATCTTCATAAATACCAGATTGCATACATAAGTTGTATTAAAAATAATAATCCAAAAATAATTTCAAACATATTATCCACCTCGTAATCCTTTATTAATTTCAATAACTTTTTCTAATACCTTTAATGGTGATTTAGCATTTTCTGCTGATGTTACAAAGGCACGTGTATCTTTTGGAAAACATTTACCACCAAATCCATATTTTAAATCTGGTCCTGGAACCATCATATGACTATCACCAATACGTTCATCAAGAGATATTAATTCTATTAACTCATCAAAATTATCATCATGATAAAATTTTCTTAGCTCATTAAAAAATATAACTTTAGTTGCAAGAAAACTATTTATAACATATTTTGCAAATCCTGCATTTTTCATAGATGTAAATTTAACTTTATCCATTTTAATTCCACAATTAATAAATATGGTATGCCAAAAATAAATACCAGTAAGAGCATCAATATTACCACCAAATATAGTAAACTTTTGATGTTTAAATTCTTCCAATGCATTAACTTCAGTTAAAAATTCTGGATTATATGTTAAAGAAATATCATCTTCAAATACTTTAATTAATTCAATTGATATAGTTGACTTAATAAGAATAGGTATAAAAGGAGATATTATACGGATATGTGCGACAAAATCTTTAACTAAAGAATCATCACATTCACCATTAGGTCCTTCAGGTGTTGGTAAACATATTACAATACCACTATAACTTTCATAATTTAATTCTGGTATTTTAACAAAGGGAGATTTATCTATTGCATCTACAACTATATTTTTATCATTAGATAATGCAGAAAAGACTGCTTTGCCAATAATACCATGGCCTATTATTAAAAATCTTGTTTTCATAAAGTATATTATAACATAAATTTATTAAAAGTACATGCCTCGTAAATGATTAGGATAGCCACCATTTATAACCATATCCTCTATGTGAGTCATATCTATGATATTCTTTAAACCAATTTACATATTGTTTAATTCCATCTTCAATTGTTGTGGTAGGATTATAACCTAATTTTTGAATTTTTGTAATATCTGCATGAGATGATTTAACATCTGCTGGATGCATTGGTAAATAATTCTTTAATGATACTCTTCCTAACTCATTTTCTAAACAATTTATATAATACATTAATTCATTACTTTTACCTGAACCAAGATTATAAATCTCATGTTTATTCTCTTGTGATTGATTAAGCATATTCTCTAATACAAGTTGAATACCTTGTACTATATCATCAACATAAGTAAAGTCTCTTTGCATGTCACCATAATTATAAATGTCTATTGTTTTACCTTCTGACATAGCGGTTGCAAATAAAGATAATGCCATATCTGGTCTACCATATGGTCCATATACTGTATAAAATCTTAAACCAGCAGAGAGTAATTTTGAAGATCTAAACTGACATTCGTTTACAAACTTAGACCAAGCATATGGATTAAGTAATTCAGGAGTATCCACACAAGATGATGAGGCATATATAATAGGTAATTCTAAATTTTCACAATCATGAATAAGTCTTTGAGTTGCAGATATATTAGTATCTATATAGATTTGAGGGTGTATCAAGGAATGTCTAACACCTGCGTATGCAGCTAAGTGAATAACAATATCACAATCATTTAGAATTCTTTCCCAATCAACTGTCTCTATATCATCATTATCTATATCAATATCTTCATCAATTAATATAGATTCTCTATCATATTTTAATTGCGGGGAATAATAGCTATTAAAATTATCAATACCTCTTACTTCATAACCTTCTGATTTTAATTTTATAGCTGTGTGAAAACCAATAAAACCAGCAATACCAGTAATATATATTTTATGCATAGGACATATATAATTCTAATCCTTTCTTTTTCTTTATTTTCTCTTCCTTTTCAAATTTCTTAATTGCATTATCAGTCTCTTGAATTCTACTCATTTTCTCTCGAAGTGTATCAAGGAATGACTGATCAATAGGACTATTCTTATCTATAGCCGAAACAAAATCTTCAATATTTGCTTGTTCCATAAATTTGAATTTAATATCGGTCTGTTTCTTTTCTTTAACGATTCTGCGTATAAAGGCAAAGTAAGCTATCTGTGTAAAATAAGAGAATGCATTAGGTTTACCTGTACGGGTAGCTGCATCTATTCTATAATTATATATTGCTTTAAGGCAGTTTTCAACCCCATCCATAACCATTTCATCTCGGTATGTATATCGTACGAAGTTTGGTTTATGGGATAGACCTTCACAGATCTTCATAAAACATATTGCAATATAATCTGGTACAACTGGATTCTTTGTTCCAGCCTCTTTAGCTTTATTTGATGCAGTTACATAATCAACCACTGCATATGAGAAGTCTCTATTGTTTACGTAATGTGGTTTATCTCTAGGTTTTATTTTTTCAGTCATAATATCTCCATGTGTATACCCATTATAACATACTTTATCAAAAAGTACATACTTAAGATAGTAATTTAATAACTTTATTTAGCTGTAATTTATAATTATCTGTTAAATCTTTTTTTAAAAACTCTTTACATTGTTTTATTACTTTCCATTTTACATCGAATGGAACTAAATGTAATCCCCAATCAGGAGAATTATACCTTCCACGTTTAGAATATGTATTAATAAATAATTTATAACCATTGTTAAGACCATACTCAAAAAACTTTATAATATTTTCAGTATTAACAGACATTAAAACAGTATTAATTGTAATATTATCTTTACCTACTAAATTTTCAATTTTATTAACATTAGAATATGTTGAGTAAAATTTACCACCAATTCTTATTTGGTGATATTCTTCTGGAATAACCGTATCAAGAGATATAGTAAATTTTACATTATTTTCTTTACAAAGTCTTTCTACTTTTTTATTATATACACTACCATTTGTACATATTGATAATCTAAGTTTTGGTTTAATATCATAAATTACTTTAGCTATTTTAAACATACCTTTATGTGCTAAAGGTTCGCCTCCAACAAATCTAATCTCTTCTAAGTGTGGTATAAATTCTTTAAGCTCTTCTATAAGATGATCTAAATTTTTATCATTATCAAATATGTTTGTTCCCCAATTTATATGTTTATCGCGATTTGCTGCATGTTTTGAAGATAGATATCCAAAACACATAGGGCATTCCATATTACATAAATTAGATATTTCAAATTCTAAAATTTTTGGATAGGATATATCCATAACACCTTCCATTCTATCTTCAATATTCCAATCATATTCATTAAGTGGTGGAATTATATTTTGTTCTATTCTTTCTTTACATACCTTACAACCAGCATGGAGTTCACTATTTAAAAACTTTTCTTGATATTTAATATTTAAACCATTAAACCAATAATGATATAATCCCTTTCTTTTATTCCAAACTTGATGTTTAGTACCAAAACAACAAGGTGTCATTAAACCTAATCGAGTAATTCTCATATGATTAAATGCAGCAAAGCAAGAAATATATTGTTGTTCTTCCGGAATAGTTCTATTCATTATTCACAACTATAGTATTTTTATATTCATTTAAATAAGGAGCTAACTCAAATACTC